AATCTAGAATTTTTAGATAATTTATTAATAAAATATTTTTTTATTTCATAATTATATAATATTTTATAATCTTCAGTAAGTAAGCCATTTTTACATCCATGTCCTGTAAAGTAAAAAAATATAATGTTATTAGTATCTATATATTTTTTTATAAACCATTTGAAAAAAATTATAATTTCTTCTTTTGAATAATTTTTTATAAAAAATATATTAGTATAATTTAAATAATTTTTTAGTAGGTCGGTCATATTAACAATATTATTTTCTGAACTATATAATTTTTTTTTTTTATAATTTATATAATCCGAACTAATTAATATTGCTATTTTATTAATATTATTTATTTTTTTTTTTCTACAGATCACTAAATTTATAAATTTAGTAAACGTTTCGAATAATAGTGCACTATTCAGTGTCTCTATTATAATCTAGAAAATATTTATTTTGTGTAAATTAAATAATTTATAGCTATTTATAAATTATTTATACCTATTTATTTTAAAAAAAATCTAATTATAACTAATATGAAAATTTATATATTAAGACATGAAGACAGAAATATGGATGCAACATTTTTTTCACCACTAACAGAAAAAGGATTAACTAGATCGCAAAATTTAATTAATGATTTGAATAAATTAAATATAACTAAAATTTATTGTTCACCATATATTAGAACTATGCAAACTATTTTACCTTATTCCAAAGCTAGTAATAATAAATTAAATTTAGATTATAGTTTAGTTGAAATACAACATCCAGGTATAATTCCACCATATTCAGTTAATTTAGAATTACCACAATATATTGCAAATAAATTTAATTATAATCCTGATTATAATTCATTAATTAAACCAACCGATATAATTTATCCTGAAAACGAATGTTATTTAGAAATACGTACAAAAAAATTTATTAAAAATATAATTTTAAAATATCATAAAACAGATAATAATATTTTGATTGTAACTCATCAAGGATTATGTAAAATAATGTTAAAAATCATCAATAAATATGGAAATATAAAACCATGTAATGAATTAATAAAAGAATATCCAACCGGTATTATATCATTAATTTTTGAAAATAATTATTGGATTTATAAAAAAATTAATTAAATAATCACAATAATATTATCACATTAATTTATAATGACTAATATTAAATTTGAACCTATATTAACATCAATCACAAATAAAATTAATAATGGTGAATTAATAAATTATGTAAATTTAATTTTAAAAAGTTGGTTTATAAAATTAAATTTAGAAGATATAAGGCTATTAACTATTTTAGGATCTTTTCTAGCTTTTAAAATTAATAAATTATTTATAGAAAAAGATATTAATGATAAGCTATTTTATAAACAATATAGCTTAAATAATAACCGTGATTTAAAAGCCATTATATTATTATTATTACCCTATATTAATGATGAAATTATTAATGTTTATGATAAAATGACTGATTTAAATGAGTTATTATTAACAAATAGATTTTCAAAAGATATATTAAAACAAGATAGAAACGATGTATTAAAAACCCATTTTAAATATACAAATATGGGAATAGGGTTATTTGATGTAGATAATAATATTGATTTATTAGATGCAGAGTATGGTAAATTAATTTATAAAATAATATATCATAATTTTATTAGTATCATTGATACTTTATCTATAGTTAATGGTAAATTATATGTCAATTGGCTTAATATTATACCCTTAAATTTAACTAATTATAAGGAAAGTACTATTTATAAAAATACAAATGTTAATTTAGATAATGCCATCCAAAATTTAAGTAATGATAATTTTATTGACTTATTAGACTATAATGGATTGTATATAGGTGAATATTATAATGTTTTTAGAAATATTTTTTATGAGAATATTAAAAATGTAAAATGGTTAATATTTATTAATAATAATTCAGAAACTAATAAATATATCATACAATATTTAGATGATAAATTTAATTTTGATAATTTTTTCAATATAAATTCATATGATGATTTAGATCTAATTAATAAAGATCAATTTAAAATAAATTTATTAAATACTAAAGAAAATGAATATTCTATTTGGAAAAATATTATATTATTTTTTGCTAATAATTATACTTATAGAAATATAATAGTAAAAGAAATATTAAATCCATTTATTATTAAAATAGATGTTGATGATAGGGATAGTGATTTTAATAGACGTGCTGTTAATAAGATTAATGAAATTACAAATATTAATATTAAATATTTTATTGATAGTATTGATCCTAAAGATATATGGAATTATATTAAGGAAAGTTTAACTATATTTGAAACAACAATTTATTCAAAATATTTAATTAATAATAAAAAAATAACTGATTTTACATATTTTAAAAATGGTGATACAGAAACTAAATTAAATTTAAAAAATTTATATAATATTGCAAAATCATTAAGTCATTATAGTAGTGATAATTGGACGTTATTACCAATAAAATATTCTAGTTTAGAACTTGAAGAACAAAAAAATTTTTGGTTAAAATTTAATTTATCTCAAAATAATAGTGAATGGATTAACCTAAGAGGTAATTTAAATTTAGAAGAAAATAGAATATTAAATAATTTTGAATATAATAATAAATTAGATGAAATTTTAGGTGGCTTTAAAATAATGAAATATCAATTGGTTTGGGAATATTTAGTAATTAATGGTTTATTATCTGAATTTAAAATAAATACATTAGATTTAAATTTTAAAAAGGAAATAACAAAAGAAGTTGGTAAAATTGCAGATAATGAAGATTATAAAAATTCGTATTATTATGTAACTAATAAACAATATAAAGATCATAAATTTAGAATACCAGATAAAAAATTACCTAATGCAATTGAAACATCATATTTAAAAAATATTAAAACACAATTATGGTATTCATTTTATGCTATGAATTGGATAGTTCAAATAAATTTCTTTAAACATTATTTAAATCATCGAGTATTATATGTTACAGGTGCCACCGGTCAAGGTAAATCAACCCAAGTACCTAAATTATTTATGTATGCTTTAAAAATGTTAGATTATAAAAATGATGGTAAAGTAATTTGTACTCAACCTAGAATAGGACCAACTTATGGAAATGCTACTCGTATATCTGATGAATTAGGGGTACCTATTTTACAATATTCAAATACATTAAAAGAAACTATTAAATCAGATAATTATTATGTTCAATACGGTCATTCGGAAGATAAACATATATTAAATAAACCAAAACATATTAGTCTTAAATTATTAACTGATGGAACATTATTAACTGAATTAAGACAAAATCCATTATTAAAAGAAGAAATAAATGTAGGTAAAAAAAAGGAGGAAACTATGTATACCAATATAAATAAATACGATATAATTATTATTGATGAAGCACATGAACATAATACTAATATGGATTTAATATTAACTTTAGCCCGTCAATCATGTTATATGAATAATTCACTTAAATTAATTATAATGTCTGCAACTATGGATGATGATGAACCAAATTTTAGAACTTATTATCATTGTATAAATGATAATTTAGTTTATCCATTGAGATCACCTAGTTTTAATTATTTTAATTCAATAGAACAATATATATTATATGATTCAATATATTTAGATCGTCGTTTTCATATTGCACCTCCAGGACAAAGTACCCAATATACTATTAAAGAAATTTATGATGCCAATGGAAATACTAATGATATAGTATTACAAATATTAAGTTCATCTGTTGAAGGTGATATTTTAATATTTGAAAATGGTACCAGTGATATTTATAAAAGAGTAGAAATATTAAATCAAATTACCCCAAAAAATGTTATAGCTTTACCATATTTAGGTACTGGTTTAAATTCAAAATATAAAGAAGTAATTACTGATTTACAACAATTATTACCTAAAGTTAGAATAGCTAAAAATTTAGTTCATTTATTATGGAATGATGTATATACGGTATCTAATGATGTATCTGCAAGTACCTATACTAGATGTATTATTATTGCAACTAATGTAGCCGAAGCTTCATTAACAATAGAAACTTTAAAATATGTTATTGATAATGGATTTGCCAAAGTAAATAAATATAATGATGTAACAGAAACAACTGAATTAATAGTTGAAATGATTTCAGAAGCTAGTAGAAAGCAACGTAAAGGACGTGTTGGTCGGGTTGCAAGTGGTACAATTTATTATTTATATAATAAAGGCGATAGAGAACATATTAAATCAAAATATAAAATTAATCAAGAAGATTTTGGGGTGCAATTATTACCATTATTAGAAATGCGAACTTTAGAAAATGAAACACAAAATAATATAGTATTAAAAAATTATGATCCTAATAACCCCAAAGCATTTATAAATAATATAGATAATATAGATAATATAAAAGAAACAGTTTATTATAAAAAAAATATATATAAAATACAAAAAGAACAATTTAATACAAATATATATTTAAATTATTGGGATGATAAATATTTTGATTTTAAACCCGTTAATTATTGTATGATTAGAAATATGAGTGGTTATAATATTAATATAGCATTAGATAAATTAGGTTTATTTTATATTATTCATCCATATGAAAATAGAATTAAAAGAAATATATTAGGTGTCATAATAGAATATTTAGATACTGATAATAAATGGATAAAAATAAAATTGGAATTACCAGATTATTATTTTACTAATTTAATATTAAACAAATCTAGAAAATATTTTTTAGTTGATATTAAAGCATTATATAGTCAATTATCCGTAAATAAAATAATTAAAAATGATATTTATAAAACTGAATTATTTGAACTAGTAAATAAATTAAGAGAAATAATTGAAATAAATGAAATTTTAGAAAATGATTTAATAATGATTTTAACCAGTATAGCATATAATACATTTGAAGAAAATTTAGAAATTTTAACTATGATAAAAACAATTAATAATTCTATAAAAAATTTAATATTAGATATGAAAAAATATAATAATCAAGATAATGAAATAGAATTTATTTATAATATTATTAATGATTTTAAAAATAAATTTCATTTTTTAAATTTATTTAATATTAAAAACATTAATACAACAAATCTTAAAGAAAAATATAAAAATAATGTTGATACTATTATAGAACAATTTATAAAAGATAGAAATAAATCTATATATGATCCACCAGTAAATATATATACTAGTAAACAATGGAATAAATTTAATGAATTATATAATAAAGGGGAACTAAAAATAAATTTTGATTATATAATTACTGATATATTAAAAACATCATCAAATTTTTATAATTTTGAAGATTATAAAGATGAAATTATAAAATGGTGTAAATATAATAATATTAATGGTGATATATTTATTGAATTTTTAAAAAAATTAGTTACATTTAAATTATCATTTGCAACCAGAAAAAAAAATAATAATCCAAATTTAATTACAATAGATCCTTTAGAAGAAATGGCAAATGAAGCTAGTGGTTTTAAAAAATCATTAATTACTGATACTAAAATAGAAAGAATAATTAGACCATTTATTCACGGCGAACCTTTTAATATTGCAATTAAATGTTCTTCTAATGTAGATTATTATAAAACAACACAATCACTAACAATTATATATAATAATAATAAAATTAATAATAAAGCTAATTTATTATATTATTATAATAAAACACCCAGTAATCAATTTGATTATGATATGACCCTAACTAATAAAATTAAAATAGAATGGTTATTTAATGTATTACCATTTTATTATAAACCATCTAATTTTAAAAATATTATATTAAAAAGAAATGATACTAAAATAGATAAATTAATTAATCAAGGAGATATGTTTGATTATTTTTGTGTGGAATTAAGAAATAAATGGACCCTTAATAATATACCTTATGAATCTACCAATATGTTAATTTTAAGGACATTTATTAAAAATTTAAAAAAGAATACATTAATTTATGAATAAACTGAATTATTAATTATTTATGTTGTTACTAATAATAATATAAAATAACCTTTATTATTATCATATTTACACATAACAAAAACAACATTTAATAATATTTATTTTTTTTAAAGTTAAATTAATTATTAAACTGTTGATAATAATAATGATATATCATTATTTATTTTATCTTGATTATTAAATAATAATATTTTTATTTCGCTTATTTTATATTGTTTATAATTAGTATGTTTGACACCATCATAATCTGTATATTCTAATTCGTTACAATGGATCTTATTTATAAATGCTTCAATTATATCTTTGGTATTTTTATCTAATTTATGTAAATCAACAAAATCATTATATATTACTTCTAAATCACATATACGATAATCAATTAATGCATTAATTACGTCCGCTTTAGTTGCTAATATAAAATAACCTTTAGTATCATCATATTTATACATATAACTATCATTAATATTAGTTAATACAATATTTTTAAATTGATTATAATTACCACAGTGGACTATTTCAATTAATTTTTCTAAACAGCCATATTTAGCATTTAATATTACTTTTTTATCTTGGTTTGATAATATATTATTAACATCTTCTTTTCCAAATCCAATTAAATTATAATTATTAATTATATTATTATTATTATTAATTATATTATTTTGAATATTTTTATTTCTACGTTCAATTAATATTTTATTTAATTTTTTTAAAGAAATATTATCTATTTTAGTAGATTTTTGTAATTTAAGTTTTAATTTTAAAATTTTAGTTTCTTCTTTAGCAAGTTCTAACTTTAATGCGTCATCCACTTTAGTTTCTTCTTTAACAAGTTCTAACTTTAATGCATCATCAGCTTTATTTTTACATTTCAATTCATGTTTCCAACGGGATTGTAAAATATCATAACTTTTATTACAATATTTACAATTATATATTTTAGTTGATTCATAGTTGATATTAGTTGATGTAATTTGCTTTATATTAGAATTATTAGTATGATATTTTTTGTTGTGTATCCATAGACTTTGATACGAACTATATAACTTATTACATTGAATACATTTATATTCCATATAACTTATATATTTATTAGTTTAAATGATTTATAATAAATTATATATAAGTTATATAACTTAAAAAATAAAAAAAAAATAAAATTAACTTTTAAATTATTGATAAAAATATTAGTTGATTTTTAGTTGATAATAGTTGATAATAGTTGATGTTTAGTTGATAATAGTTGATGTAAAGTTGATGTAATTTGATATAATTTAATTTATAATAAATATATTATTATGATATTTATTGATGTATATACATAGATATTAATTATATATATAAGATATTATATTAAATACATTTATAGTCCATATAACTTTATATATGGTAGGTTTATATGATTTATTAAAAGTTATATATAAGTTATATAACTTTTTAAAAAAAAAAAATAAATAAAAATAATAAATAATATATAATATTAATAATATTTTTTGTGGTATTTTTGTGGTATTTTTGTGGTAATTTGTGGTATTTTGTGTTATATTTGTGGTATAATTTGATATAATTTAATTTATAATAAATATATTATTATGATATTTATTGATGTATATACATAGATATTAATTATATATATA